GCAAAGCGTTGCTCGTATTGCTGTGTCAAATCGTTTTCACCTTTCATAAATATGTATGCTTCAACTAAACTACCGTATAGTAAAGCATTACGTGCATTATTTGAAACCCAAGTCCCTGTAGTGTCTGTCACTAAAGAGTTTGGCTTAAATAAGTAATGTAGCTCAACATTATAATCTGCATCAGGTACAGGGCTTACAATAAGCGTAGAGCCATTATTTGATGCAGTTGATAAATCTTTATCAAAATCAGCGTAGTATAGCGGTAAGCCTCTTAAAGTAGAGTCTGTTGGATCTTCTATATATTCACGCATAAAAGTCACGTGTTTTTTATCCAAGTAATGATAATCACCACTAGAATCTATAACTGCTAAAGAAAAACTTGTTTGATAATCGGTTGGAGCTGTTAAATATGTATTACCAGTTGTCAAAGTACCTGTAACATTCTTTCTAAAATAATCAAATTGTATTAATTCAAATATTCTTTCCTCTGCATTTTTTATAAAGTCATCTAATGAATTGACAAAAGTCGTCTCAGTATTTTCTGTATAGTTCTGTATTAATGTTTTTAATTCAGCTAATGTCATGATGTAACTATTGTAACCGTACCAAGAGAGCCTGTCATTTTTTCTACCGTAAAGTTACTACCTAATGTTGATGGGTTTAGTGTGCTGTATCCAAAAATATCATTACTTGTAACAACTACAAAGCCTTCACCTACCTCGTTATCGTTATTGGGCCTAGGTCTGTATAATGCCTCTGGATCTGCTTTTGCTCTTAATGGTTCAAGCTGTGGATGTTTTGGTTCATAACAACTGTTACAAACTTTAAGACCATTCCATTCTTCTCTAAGTTCTAATAGTTTGTATTCAAAACCACATCTATCACATAAAGCTTTAGCAAATTTACCAGTAGCGTAAGCCATTACATCATCCTAATACGAGGCCTAATATTAAAAGAAGCTCTATCTTCATCTTGATCAGCTGCTCTTCTAAATTCTTCTTCGTATATTGCTTTTAGTTGTGCTGTTCTTTCTGGTGCTCTTTTTAAAGATATGTAATAGGCCAGGCCAGCTGCAAAACAAGGGAAAAACCTAAAAGGCATATCCATAGTGTTTGTAGGCTTATCTGCGTCATCCATTCTAACAATTTTATTAAATACTAAAATATCCGTAGAATTTTCTGGTGCTGGCCATATTTTTAACGCAGGAGTTGCTAATTTATCTAAAAAGAACTGAGAAGGCCTAGCTTTAGTAGTTTTATTAGGAATATTAATATATTCAGACCTACTAATCCTGTTCATACTAATATCTGTCTGAGTTTGGTTAATTGTTCTACGTAGAACAACGTCTAGCAAATCAACTATATTTGCATTTAAAGAGTAACTTGTTGTACCCTCTGTAACGGTTTGCGTGCCCTCTTCTATTGTCCACTGGTTTAAACCTCTATTTGCCCATTCAGCTAACATGAGATTTATGGATCTACGTGCTGTTTTAAGGTCGTAGCCAGTTCTAAGCTCTAAGCCACATCTTTCAAAAGCTTCTTCAACAAACTCGGCTACGTTTGGCTCAAAGTCTGTACTACTTGATGTAGCCATTATTTTTTCTTCTTAGGTTTTTGTAAAGATTTCTCTATTTGTTTTGCCTGTTTCGCATGCAACCTAGAGGCTCCTTTAAGTTCTTTTATTAGTTTTCTTTTTGCTGCTACGCTTAATTCTGCCATATTTAGTCCTCGTATAAATTATCAAAAGTTATTGACGGATCAAGATAACTTTCATGTCCTTCTGCTGAGTGCTTCCACTGCGAAGGTTTAAACTGCGGAGGTCCCTCACCTGTCACCCATAAGGCAGGACTTGTGGCCCTAACCCTGTTATTAGGTAAAGCAACTAAGTTACCTTTCCATTCACAGTCTTCAGTTATATATAATACATGACTTTGTTTGTGTTGTGCAGGATCATCTGCAATATCTGTATTTGTATAATCTACGGTAAAAAGATATTTAGCTTGATAGAAACCACCATCTATCTTAGCAATCCAGGGTGATGAGCTAACTCTGTCCATAACTGTAACTGCATGATCTCTTGCCTCACAGTCCCAAGGTTGTGCTAAATGATCCTCCATAGGCTTTGGGAACTCTTCCATAGGTATGTCTGCTACAAGGCCTTGTATTGGCATACGTGCCCACATGGCCCCACCATGTATATTTCCTTCATCCCAATCTTCACAATTTGATTCTTCTCCTGTAAAAACTACTTGGAAGCTAAGTGATCTATCTGGAATTGTATTCACGGCTATAGCTAAAGCATGTAAATACTCTTCATGATAATCCTCATGATTGTGTGTGAACTCTCTCCTAACCCAACATTTAAAATGTGGGATATTACTAATTAAATATGGCACTATCTCAAACGATTTCTTCTTCTATTTGCGTTGCCTGCCATCATAACTGATCCACCCTTTGATTTTTTCATTAAAGAACCACCCTTAGATCTTTTCATCAAAGATCCTCCTTTTGACTTCTTCATTAAAGAACCGCCTTTAGACTTCTTCATAAGAGAGCCTCCTTTCGATTTCTTCATTAAAGAGCCACCTTTAGATTTCTTCATTAATGATCCACCCTTAGACTTTTTCATAAGTGATCCGCCTTTGGATTTTTTCATAAGTGAACCGCCTTTAGACTTTTTCATCATACTACCGTACTTTGAATTTTTTTTGCCTGGCATCTTTTACTCCTTATTTTTTAGTAGATTTTTTAGCACTTTTTTTTGGTGCTGTTTTAGTCTTTTTGGCAGGTGCCTTTTTCTTGGGCATATTTATATAAATACGATCCTCTACTACAGGCTCATCTGGTCTTACTTTAGCGGCTTGCCTTGCTTTTAACTTGGCTGCCATTTCTTTGTCTTGTTTTGGCATATTATCTCCTATCTTGTAGTTGTATATTTACGCCTATTAGACATAACTTTACCACAACCTCTAGCTATCTTGCCACCTTTCTTTTTTTCAGCTCTACCACCATCAACAAAATATCCCATTTTATTTCTGACTTCTTTTGGTAATTTAGGCAAACCTTTATTGCCTGGCGGTATTGGTTTTAGTTTTTTCACTTTGCCTCCTGATTTTAATTTGTTAGACACCATAATAGGCTTACCTTTTCTGTTTGGATTTGGATCTTTTTTTCTTTTACGTGCAACTAATTTTGCCCTTTGTGATTTGCTTAGTCTGTTTGCTTTACTTCTAGGAATACATTTTGGTTTACCTTCAGCTTCTTTTCGACCACCACAAGATCCTTTTATAGAGCCATCTGCACCCAATCTGACCCAATCTTCATCTAACCAACTTTGTAGCTGACCCTTACTCATCTTAATCTATTAGACATAACAATACCTTGGCCTCTTATTGGGCCACCAAAACGTTTACCTTTTCTTTTACCGCCTTTAGCTTTTTTTGCGTAATTAGGGTCTTTGCAATACTTAGAAGCTGCTAAATTTGCATACGCAGATGGATAAACATCAAAAGTTCTTTTTGCCCAAGCTTTTCCTTCTGGACAAATTTTTCCTTTACTTTTTGATTTTGCCATTATTTAATCCTACCATATTTTTTTCTAATTGCATCTTTGCCTCTCCTAAATATTTCAGCTTGCCTAGGCTTACCGCCGTATTTAGATCTTTGCTCTCCTACAGTCAATATCTGTATTAATCTTGCAAAGGGTTTTCTTGTACGTTTAACTTTAGCAACGGTGTCTCTAGCGTCTTGAATGGTTGCATATTTGATTGATACGGTATCTTTGGGGTTTTCATCTGTATATAGCCTTCTACCGCTACCTTTTGGTTTTTTACCTGTTCCAAATTTAGGATCACGTTTTTTTGGCATTTAACAATCCCAATCTCTTCTAGCCCAATAGTTAGCTTTCATACGATCATTACCAAGCTTTTCACTTCTTTTGCAATATGATCTTTTGCGTTTGGGATCGTTTTTGTGCATACCTAATTTAGCGTCACCAAACGCAATACGCTTAACTTTACCTGTTGCGGGATTTTTTACAAAAACTTCTTTACGTTTCTTGCCATAACCAGGGCTACCTTTTCGGATAGCCCTTGGTTTATTAAGAGTTACGGTTTTGCCTTTGTATTCTGCCATTCATTAATAATTCTTATTCAAAATAAG